ATGTACAGTAATGAAAGAATTAAAGTAAGTTGCCTGATTGACCGTTACTGGGATCATTCAACGAAAAAATGGCGCGGAAAAGAATTAGATGGTGTTTTGCTTGAAATTAGCACTCAGACAGACGAAGACGGTTCCGGCAAGCTAATCCCGGTAGGGATTGTTATGCCGGACGACAATGATAATTTCATCGCAGTCCCAATCGAATTTATTTCCCGTACAAAACAATGAAAAGGAGATTTAAACAATGGCACATTCAGCTAACAACACAAAAATATCTTATAAAGTCGGTAACGCCGCCTTTATCGAGATCCCCTTCCTGATGGAAGTACCCGAACTGGGCGGTGCCCCGGAGAAAATCGATATCACCACCCTCTCTGACCCGGTTAAACGCTACATCCCTGGTATAAAGGAGTATGGTGATTTAGTATTTAAGTTCCTCTATGATAACTTAAGCGAAACCGCCAACTTCCGCGTGCTGAAAGATATGGATGACAAAGGCACGACTGCTACCTTCAAGCTCGCTTATCCCGATGGTACTTCTCATCAGTTTGATGCAATTCCATCTGTCACCCTGGATGCCGGCGCCATCAACGGTGCGCTTACCTTCTCGGCTACCATGATGCTGCAGAGCGATATCGAAATCAGCAACCCTACGGCATAGGGGTACCAAGTACTTGGCAAGGGGCCGCTTTGCGGCCCCGAAGCCTTAAATTAAAGATTAAGAATTGGAGAATCATTATGAAAAAATTTTATACTCTTACAGTTGGTGAAAAATCATATCAATTACGCTTAACAATCAAGTCAATTAGGGCTACTGAAGAAAAATTAGGCAGCTCAATGTTTTCAGCATTAGGAAATCTTAAAGACGATAGTGTCGGAACAATTACTACTATTTTGTGGGGGGCTTTGCAGGCGTTTAATCCTGGATTTACCGAGGACGATGCCGCAACTTTGATTGATGAATATATTGATGAGGATAACTCAATTGATAATATGTTGCAGATTATCACTGATGTTTTCGAGGTCTCAGGCCTTTTCAAGAAGGGTCAGGCTTAAAAAAACCTGACCCGAAAAAAAATTTTCTTGAGCATATGTATTTTGCTGCTTTGTCTGCCGGACTTACTTTCGGTGAAATAGATGATTTAACTACTGCTGAAATCGCTGTCGCTGCTCATGTTAAAAATGAGCAGCAAAGGGACTTTTATCAGGCGATGGCATGGATTGTTTATAATGGTGCTGCTTTGACAGGTGTCGCTATTAACGACCCTAAAAGATTTCCCCGTTTGGAAGATGCTTTTCCCAGCTTGTTTGAACACAAAGAACAACAGGACTGGCGGGCAATAAAAGCGCGGGTAGAAAATTATGCAAAAGTAAAAAATACAAACTCTAAAACGGGAGAAAATATTTATGATAAATATAGCAGTTAACAATGAAGTGCAAAAAGAACTATGCAAATTGGCTAATATCCTTGCCGGAAGCCTACCACAATTAGAGGCACTTTCCCAAAGCAATCTTGAAACATTAACCTTTTCAAGTGAGATATCCGAGGCTATTGCCGACTGGGACTTGCCTGAACAAATGGGTGACTTAAATAGCCATATTGAAACAGTTTTTTCTGCACAGAATGATTTATCTCAATCGTTAACAGACGGTTTGACAGAAATGCTGTTGGAATCATTTGCGGTACAGGATGAATTGATGCAAGCGCTTTCGGACACTTTAAACGCGACCTTGACAGAGTCTTTCACTATCCAAGATGAGTTGTCGCAAAGTTTGTCAAGTAATTTAACCGGAATGTTGATGAAATCTTTCACTGTTCAGGATGAATTATCGCAAAGTTTATCTAATAATTTAATCGGAACCTTACTGGATTCTTTCGCTATTCAAGATGAATTGTCGCAAAGTTTGTCAGATACTTTAAACGAAACATTGCTGGAATCTTTCATTATTCAGGATGAATTGTCGCAAAGTTTGTCAGATACTTTAAACGAAACACTGCTGGATTCTTTCGCTATTCAAGATGAATTATCGCAAAGCTTATCAGATGTTTTAAACGAAACATTGCTGGATTCTTTCGCTATTCAAGATGAGTTATCGCAAAGCTTATCAGATGTTTTAAACGAAACATTGCTGGATTCTTTCGCTATTCAAGATGAATTATCGCAAAGCTTATCAGATAATTTAATCGAAACGCTGTTGGAATCTTTTGCTATTCAGAATGAATTGTCGCAAAATTTGTCAGATAATTTAAATGGGATGCTCACAAAATCCTTTACTAATCAAGATAGATTGTCGCAGATATTGTCAGATAATCTAAATAACAGGCTCTTAACGTCCTTCGCTGAACAGAATGGGCTTTTACAAGTATTATCGAATTTTCAAAATGCGCTTATCCGAGAAGTGTTTGACATATTGGATGCGAATTTACAAAACCTTTTTACAGAACTAAACGAAACTATGACCAGTTCATTTGCGGTGCAAAATGCGCAGTTAAGGTTGCAGTTCATCGCCCAGATGGAATTATGGTCGATATCGTTCACAAGGCAAATGATTATTTGGCAGAGGTCATTTGATGATTTGATGACTTTCGGGCAAGAATCTCATAATGAAAAAATGGAGCTTTGGACTAGTTCGTTTGCTGATTTATCAGAATTATTGAAATCATCTTTTGATGATTTGAATGCAACTTTGATAACGGAGTTAGATTCTAATTCTCTTTTGATTAATAGCACTTTAGGAAATATTGTCGAAAGAATTAAAAAAAATGATCCTGTTGCGAAAAAAGCAAATGAGCTTGCAGAAAGAGGTAATGATATTGCTCATGCAGGCAATATTATCGCAGCACTAGGAGTCGCTATCGCGGCGGCGCAACTGGCTTTTCAAATTGCTGCAAGATTCATACCTGGTTTTGCAGAAGGCGGATTTCCTGCAATGGGACAGTATTTCCTTGCCCGTGAAGCTGGACCGGAGCTAGTTGGTACAATCGGGAACAGAAATGCTGTAGTAAATAATAACCAAATTGTCGAATCGGTATCTGCCGGTGTTTACCGGGCTGTCCGTGAAGCAATGATGGGTAATGGCTCTGGAAAGAACAATCCTTTAGAAGTGAAACTATATTTGGATGGAAGGCAAATTACAAGTGCGATAGAACGTGTGCAAAAAGAAAGGGGACTATCATTTATAAATTAACTTAATATGTAAAGATTAGCTTGATTATCATTAAATGATTTCTCTAATAGAAATATTTGCAGGTGATAAAACTATACTTGGATATGTATATAAAACCTGATATTTAGTTCCTCGTTTTACTTCTATCTGTGTAGTTGCTGGATACTTATCATTGCCCATATGCGGATATGATACAAGAATAGTATGCATTCCTGGCTCTAAATCTATTCCGATTGGAGAACGGGGAAACACTTGAAATATTTCCATATTGTTAACTTTAAAGTTGAAGAAGCCCATTTCTCCATGCGCGATTTTGCCGTCAACATAGAGAACTACATTACCTTGTACATTTACAAAATCAACTATTCTTCTAGATAATTGAGATTTTTGTTTTTTGAGTATGTGAAATAGGATAAAGAAAAGAAGAAAGAAAACTATCCCTGATACCGCAAGTGACATAATTACTATAAATATGTATATGATATTTAGCATTTGAAAAATCCTTTTAAATTTTATAATTTATTTGAGTACTTTTTTAAATTATATCTGATAAGTGCTTAATATATAATTGATGATTCATCATTTTCCTCAATAGGTGGGACATCAAGGATAAAAGTAACATATCGTGCTGGCGAATAACTTACTTCAATAACTAACTCGATTTGGTTTGTATTTTTTAGAGCATATACAGGATAATAACCAGCTGCTTTTCTACCGGGCATAATGCTTCCTATTAAGCCTCCTTCATCAAAATATCCGAAATAGGCATGAGGGGCTTCAAAATCGTTAATATATACAGAAATATCAGTTCCAAAATGTACCATTTTATTAGATGTGTTTTCGACAAGTAAGTTAATGCCAATTACAATTTCATAATCTGTTTGGTATCGCCCTATTTCTAGTGTTGGAATAGCTCTAATACCAATAGCTGTTATTTTTAGCCCATGACCTTCATATGTTTGATTTAGTCCTATTATAACTTCAGACTGATTTGAGTTTGAAAATAAAGGGATAGAACTAAAGCTATCGTTGTGACAAGCTACTGGTACAATGAGGCCTATAAGTAAAAATGCAACCATAAAAAATTTCAAAATAGTTTTTTTCATTATATTTTCTATCCTTTATATTTTATTATAAGTGCATTTTTCATTCATGAATATAGAAGCTTGCTCTGCTATACAATTATACTTTTCATTGAATTGTAATCGGAAATCAGGACCTTTTCCGGAAATTAAGAAGTATCCTGGCGTGGAATCACTTTTTTTTAAATGAATATTTGAAAGGTCAGAGAAATAAATTGTTTTACTAAAATTTGGGGCAGTAACGTTAAATAAGAAAAAATTAGGTTTGATCTTAAACCGATCCTCATAAATTAATAAATCACATTTGATACCACCTGGCATTATTACTATCATTTTATAAATTGCTTTTTCTTTCATTTATATCTCCTTGATTTCATTCTAAATTATACCAAATATTTCCATTTCTCATTATATTTGAAAAGCACTAAATAAGCAATGGCAAAATAACTGTAAAAACTTCCCGCCAAAGTCACTTTTTTTAAAAGTTTGGCAATAAAGCGTAAAAAATTTCATTTTAATGTCATTAGGGTATTAAGCGGGAGGTAAAGAAAAATATGTACAGTACCCGAACTGGGCGGCGCCCCGGAGAAAATCATATCACCACCCTCTCTGACTCGGTTAAACGCTACATCCCTGGTATAAAGGAGTACGGTGAGCATAGGGAGGGGTACCAAGTACTTGGCAAGGGGCCGCTTTGCGGCCCCGAAGCCTTAATTAAATAGTAATCATACACTATAAAATTATTTTTGAAAGGGAAAAAATATTATGAAAACATTTTACACACTAACAATCGGCGGAGAAGAATATAAGTTACGCTTGACCGCATCAGCAATTATGTCAATCGAAAAAAAATTAGGCAAATCTTTTTTTACAGCGCTTGAGGGAATCCAAGAAAATATGATAGAAACAATCATTACTATTCTTTGGGGGGCGATGCAGCCGCTTAATGCGAATTTTCCTTTTGAAAAAGCGGCCGATTTGTTTGACCAGTATATTGATGAAGGGCATTCTATTGAAGAACTTATGTGGGAAGTGAATGCACTATTTGAAGTGTCTGGTTTTTTCAAAAAGGGTCAGGTGTAATAACGCCTGACCCGAAGGAAAACTATTCGTTTTATTTATGTCACAGAGCGTTAAATGCTGGTATCCCGTGGCCGTCTATCGGCAATATGACGATGGGAGACATAAATTTGGCAGCGCAAACGCAACAAGAACAGCAAAAGGATTTTTCACAACTGCTTGCTTGGATTGTTTACAACGGAGCAGCCCTTACAGGGGTAGCAGTTAACAATCCAAAGAAATTCCCAAAATTAGAAGATGCTTTCCCCGATTTGTTTGAGAAGAAAAATCAGCAAGATTGGCAGATTATGAAACAGCGTGTGGAGGATTATGCAAAAGAGAAGAAAAAGAGTCAGGTTTGAAATTCCTTTTTTTTCCAGTAATTTTGAAGTATAATGAAAAAATGAATAATAAAATAAAGATATTCAAAAATAATCAAGAACCTAATAATGCACAGATAGACCCTGTTTTTATAAAAGTTCGCCGTATAATCCTGTCTCTGGTAATATTTTCTGTATTAATATTGAGTATCGGAGCGATAGGTAATATTAACGATAACAAACGTGCTCAAGAATGGGAAATTACCAAGCAAGCGATGTTGGAATATTTATATGAAAAGTATGGGCAGACTTTTACGGAAGTTGAGTTTATCCCTGCCCCACAGGGATTTAATACTAGCCATTATCAAAGTATACTGGTGACTAAAAGTCCGGAAGGTTTTTATGTTAATGTTCGAGAAAGTAATAGCTATCGAGGTGAATTTTGGGATAATTATTTTAATGCTCTTGCAGCATGGTACTTTGATAAAGAAATTGACTATTCGATGATTGAAAATTTGAGTTATGCAAAAACGCAAATATATATATATGATGATTTGAATTTGGAACATATAAAAGAGTTGCGGGAGAATATCTTGGATTTCCTTACTGATAGAAATATAATGATTTATTGCTTAATAGCTATGAAATTGACGTTGCCAGAAAGTGATTTGGAATCAATTTACAGGGTTTATAAACAACTTGAAGCAATAAATCACCATAAATTCAGCATACTAATAGCTTTTTCCGCTAATGATAAAAAATCTGAAGAATTTATTAGAAATTATCCGCTATACATAACAAAAAACTGGAAAGAATTTTCACCAAAGATTTCTCATTACGCTTATCATTTTGGCCCCGGACTTTCATTGAATGAATTTTCTGATGCAATAATAAATTGGAAGGATAAGAGATGAGTGTTAATCTAAGTACCTTAAATGATAAGCAAAGCAGCCTTCTTAGTGACCTTGCTTTGTTAGATAAATGAGAAAAATAATACTTACTTAAAACAAATGAAAGTGAGCAGAAAAAATGAAAAATATAATGAAGATATTCAAAAAACATCAAGAACAAGATAATACAGAGCAAATAGACCCTGTTTTCATAAAAGTTCGCCGTATAATCCTGTCTCTGGTAATATTTTCTGTATTAATATTGAGTATCGGAACGATAGGTAATATTAACGATAACAAACGTGCTCAAGAATGGGAAATTACCAAGCAAGCGATGTTGAAATATTTATATGAAAAGTATGGGCAGACTTTTACGGAAGTTGAGTTTATCCCTGCCCCGCAGGGATTTAATACTAGCCATTATCAAAGTATACTGGTGACTAAAAGTCCGGAAGGTTTTTATGTAAATGTTCGAGAAAGTAATAGAAATCGAGGTGAATTTTGGGATAATTATTTTAATGCTCTTGCAGCATGGTACTTTGATAAAGAAATTGACTATTCGATGATTGAAAATTTGAGTTATGCAAAAACGCATATAATTATATTTGATAATGATTTGGATTTGGGACATTTAAATGAGTTGCGCGAAAATGTTATGGATTTCCTTAGTGATAAAGATACAAGATTTAATTGTTTAATAGCTATCAAAACAACATTGTCAGAAAGTGATTTGGATTCAATTTACCAAGTTTATCAACAACTTGAGGCTACAAATCATGAGTTTAGCGTTCAAATAGCCTTTTCCGCTAATGATAAAAAATCTGAAGAATTTGTTGAAAATTATCCGCTATACATAACAAAAATTTGGGAAGAATTTGCCCCAAAGATTTCTCATTACGCTTATCATTTTGGCCCCGGACTTTCATTGAATGAATTTTCTGATGCAATAATAAATTGGGAGGATAAGAGATGAGTGTTAACCTAAGTACATTAAATGATAAGCATAAAAGCCTTCTTGCCGACCTTGGTTATGCTAATTTACCTGGAAATTGGAAAGAATATACGTGTATTATTAAATTGCTAAAAGCATCTGATAGAGCTAATTTAGCTGAAGAATTTGAAAGACACGGTCTTGAATATTTAACAATAGTCGCTTATGAGGACGACAACCACAGAACCGGGTTCTGCGGGATAGTTTTTGAGGACTCTTACGGGGCCAGGGGGTTCAGCATCAGAGGCACCGAAGGGTTAGATGATTTTTTAAATGACCCCATCGATATGCTTGATAATATTGCGGCATCTCTATTTGGTGCTTCCCCGCAAAAAATTGCCGGACATAAATTCTATCATAAATATAAAAATGAAGATGGTAATAACTTTCTTTATGCCCATTCAAAGGGATTTAATATTTCATTGGATATTTTTATTGAAAATTATAATGAAATTCAAAAAGTCCATGGTATTAACGGCCAACCAATCAATATTAAAAAACTTAGGCTAGACCAAATTATTGCATTACGTCTTAAAGTCGATGCTGTTATTATCGATGGTGATGTAGTTGGATTACTGGGTTTTCCCGGATATAAGGTCCGATATATTAAAAATATTGGTGAGCAAGGATTTTTCAAACCTCATGACATTACCTCTGCCGCATTTGATGACGATGGTTATTACATAGAAATCGAATCATTGTTTCCTTATGTATCGAATTATTTAGGACAAGGTGCTTTTGTTATAATTGCTGCCCCTGTAATAGATGCAATTCAAAGTACACTTGCCCCGCATAGCAGATATTTATCCATATTCAATGGTACAGCATTTGGAGATATTGCGATAATTCCGGTAGCAATCGGGATTTCGGCAGCAGCAGCAATCGCGACTTTAGTAGTCGATTTAATTGAGACTATAAAAGACTTTTCCACTACTATTAGTATGGGTTTTAAGCATATTGGCAGCGGAATAGCGGATATATTCAAGGGAATAGTCTCTTTAAATCTCGCGCAAATCCTCGTTGGTGGTGTTTTTAAGTTAATATATGGTATTGTGTTAGTAATATGGTCCCCTATCTCGCTTATTATTAATTGCATAATTGACATGATAAATTTATTAATAAATATTGTTATGGGGATTATTAACGGAATGAGTAGGATTGCAGAGGCAGCCGGAGGGTTAGTGGGACAAGATTGGGGATGGCATTTTAATGTGTCCCCTATTCCCAAAATTAAACCGCCCAGCATTTCCCTTTTTGAAAACGGCGGATTTCCTTCCACAGGTCAAATGTTCATTGCCCGTGAGGCCGGCCCTGAACTTGTTGGCATGGTGGATGGCTGCAATGCAGTGGTCAATAATGATCAAATTGTTGAAGCAGTAAAAAGAGGAGTTTACAGAGCGTTTATGTCAGCGCTTTGCGAAAATAATTCCAAGATCCCGGCGATAGCCAGAGTTTTTCTTGATGGCAAACAAATCGCTATAGCGCAACAAGTTTAGCCACAAAAAATAAAGGAGAAAATATGGAAATAATATTAGATTTTAATAAGTCATTAAGAAATTTAGAAGTATTTAAACAGAGTACTAATAATACATTTACGGAAGTAATAAAAGCGGCAGAATCCACAGCAAAAATAATGAGCGAAAAGTTTTTGCAATTTTCTCAGGAAATTAGTCTTACTTTTCAAAGTACAAGTTTGCAAATGAGAGAGTCTTTTGGTACAGCGTTTGACGGATTAGACCAAAGCTTCACTAATGCTTTAGAAGGCCTAAACGGAAAAACTGCCGCTTTTTTAACAGATCTGGAAACAGATTTTGCTGCGGCATGGAGTAATATAAATGGAAGTACCGCCATCTTGTGGGCAAACCTGGATGCTGGTTTTATTGAAACATGGAGCAAAATTGGGGGAAGCACTAGCACATTTTTGGCAAAAATTAAAGCCGGATTTGTAGAGACATGGAATAGTGTAAACGGAGTTACTGCTGCGTTTTTAGTAAAATTGAAAGCTGGCTTTGCTGAAACATGGGGCAAAATAAGCGAAATCACGACCATGTTTTTATCAGAAATGGAAACAGGATTTGCAGAAGCATGGAATATAATAAGTGAAAACACTGCTTTATTTTTGGAAGAACTGGAAATGGGATTTGCAGAGACATGGGATGTAATAAGTGAAAGCACCGCTTTATTTTTAGAAGAACTGGAAATGGGATTTGCAGAAACATGGGATGTAATAAGTGAAAGCACTGCTTTATTTTTAGGAGAACTGGAAACGGGCTTTTTAGAAACATGGAACAGTATAAGTGAAAGCACTGCTTTATTCTTGGCCGAAATGGAAGCAGGATTTGCAGAAACATGGGCCAGCATAAGTGAAAGTACAGTTTTATTTTTAGCCGAAATGGAAGCAGGATTTTCGGAAACATGGAATAGCATAAGCGAAATTACCGCTTTATTTTTAGCAGCGATGAAAGAAGGTTTTTCCAGGTTATGGGCGGATGTTGAAAATGGTTTTAGTAAGTTATGGGCTTTTATAGAAAAAAGAAACGCAGCTTTATACAACTTGATAACTAAAAACAGTACCGAATTGTGGTCAGAACTTAACAAAGGATTTGCTGATTTATGGACGAGAATTGACAATGGAACAAATATCTTATTTCAATCTGTCAGAATAAATGCGGATGAACTATGGTTAGAGTTAACCTCGGGTTTTACAAACCTATGGGATATGATTAGCAAACGCTTTGATAATTTATGGAGCAATATAAGGAGTGGTAATTTAAGCTTGTGGAGTGAAACAGACACTGATTCTTCTAGCTTGATAGACAGGGTAATAGAAAAATTCGCTGATATGTGGAATATAGTAAATTTGGGGAATAGTGATTTGTGGTCAGCTACAAAGGAAAATGTTGACGAGCTTATAAATGATATACGTAACGATTTTTCAAAGTTGTGGACAGATATTCCGAATGGTATGAAAAAGATGGCGAATGAGATTGCGGGAACCATGAGCAGTTTGGTAACTTGGCTGACAAATTCAATTAATACTGTTATAAAAGGGATTAATAATGTTCCGCTTATCGATAACATTCCTACCCTACCCGCGCCGGCACCACCACCTAGATTTGCCCGGGGGGGCTTTCCCGCTCAAGGCCAGATGTTCATTGCCCGTGAGGCCGGCCCCGAGCTTGTTGGTACATTAGGCGGCCGGACCGCGGTTGTCAATAATGACCAAATCGTTGAGTCAGTATCCCGTGGTGTTTATAATGCCGTAATAGCAGCTATGGCAGGTGGAAAATCCGGGAATAACAGCACGGCTGAGTTTAATCTTTATCTTGATGGAAGACAAGTTACATCCTCGGTAGAGCGCGTGCAGAAAGAACGTGGGCTGAATCTTATGGGCGATGGTGTAGCATATAGTCTTTGATAACCGTATTTGGCATTTGGTATTTAACTAAAATAGAAATAGCCTTTATCACATTACCCTCTGTGGATTAATTATCCTCAGGGGGTATTTTTTGTATTTATCGTAAAAAACTCCCCCCCAAAGTCACTAGGGGATTAAGGGGAGTTCATGACATATTATCCGCAAGTAAAACAAATATCAAAACGGAGGTAAAAATGACAAAAAATAACGCACTAGTAACAATCATCTGGCAAGATGAAAACGGCACCGGCCAATATGCCCTGCCGGAGCCAACCAGCTACAGCGGTACTACGCAAACGATGGTGGATGCCGGGACAAGTGTCAGCGGGAAACTGCTTGGTTCGGTGGTACGAAAAGATATGGCGCAAATATCGCTGTCGTGGAACTTTCTTTCCGCTGCCGACTGGTCAAGCATCAATCAAATATTTAAAGACCATTATATTAATACCGTCTGCTTTTTTGACCAAACGGCTAATGATTGGATTACCCGCGAAATGTATATCAATGACCGCAGCGCCGGAATGTGGCGGCGTGACCCCAATTGGCAAGGGCCGGCGGAAACCGGAGATGCGGAGCACAATATTTTGGGCTGGACAGGCTGCAACCTGCAACTTATGGAGGTATAACTCATGTATGCAATAAAAGATATCAATAAGGATAAAGCATGGGCGGCTAACCAAAAGAAGCAAATAACCGGCGAAGGTTTTGTACGGTTGGAGTACAAAATAAGCGACCCCGACCTGCCTCCCACCGAAGCACAACCGAATGGCGAACTTGACCTACTTTCCCGGGCCTGTGAGATTACCAAAGACATTGACCGTGAAGTACCCGGAGAAAATAAGATTGTCCCTTATGCCACCCTGGAACAGGATTTGTGGCTGTTGGACGGCAGTAAGGTTACGGTTCCGGCTAACCCGGACGACTATGGTTACAGCGGTTTCATCAGCAAAGTATTGTGCGGGGAAAACCGGGTTTTTAGTCCCCGCCCGCTGATAAGAATTGATTTCGGCAAAATAATCAACATTCTTCCGGGACTGACTATCACATGGGGTATGGCGCATGAAGATTATCCAACGAAATTTTCGGTCACGGCATTTAAGGATAAAATAGCTTACAGTCCCAAGTTGATTACGGGTAATGAAAATGTGATTACCGTGGTTGCGTTTGAGATGAAAGAATTTGACCGGGTGGAAATCGAAATTCAGGAGTGGAAGGATCCGTTCCGGCGGGCCAGAATTGGCAAAATCCTTTTAGGTATCCATAAGTTTTATGAAAAAGCGGATTTGCTTAATTTTTCCGGTAAGGAAACAGTTGACCCGCTATCCATGACTCTGCCAAAAAATGAAATATCATTTTCAATTGATAACCGGTTTAATGAATTTAACCCGGCTAATCCGGAGGGGCTGACTAAATATATGATGGAGCGCCAGGAAATACGCACAAGTTACGGTTATCGGCTGGAAAATAAAGAAATTGAATGGATTCCCGGCGGGATTTATTACCTGTCAGATTGGAGTGCCCCGCAAAACGGGCTTGCCGCTTCCTTTATTGCGCGGGATTTGTTGGGATTCATGAACGCTGCTTATTATAAAGGTGTGTTTCCTAATCCGGAAGAATGGCCGGGTGGCATTAGTTTATATGAATTAGCCGAACGGGTATTAAATGAAGCAAAGTTACCAAAAGATAGAGACGGTAAAGATTTCTGGAAAATCGATGCAAGTTTACATAATATTTTCACTTGGTCGCCATTGCCGGTCTGCCGGGTAGCTGAATGCCTCCAGCTCATCGCCAATGCGGCCCGCGCTGCGATTTATTTTACCCGGGACGGCCGTTTAAATATCAACCCGCTTGATAAACGGGATTCAAATGATGAAATTACCATTGATGCCGACCATAGTTATTCTAAGGCTGAAATTTCATTGACCAAGCCGGTCAAGCAAATCGATATTAGTATGTTCGGGTATCGGGAAGAGGGTAAAAAAGAACTCTATAAAGGGACTTTAACCTTAAATAAAGGCGAAAACGAGTTTATGCTTGAACATTCCGATTTGGTAAAGGCCTGTGAGATTACCGTAAACGGGACTGGTATCAGGGTTCTTGAAAGGGAAAGTTTTGCCAAATTTACCCGGCTGGTTCTTGAATCACCGATAAACGGGACATCCTGTGAAGTTAATATCAGCGGAACTATTTTTAAACCGGCCGAAACAATTATTACCGTCCCCAACCTGCCCGCCGGTGAAATTCTACCATTTAAAAATGATCTGATTACCACGGTAAGCCATGCGCAAGATGTTGGTATTTGGCTTAAGGAAAATACCAACCGGCGTAAAAGCTTCACCGTAGACTGGCGGGCTGACCCGCGGGTGGATGCCGGGGATATTGCCCTGATACAGGCAGCTAATACAATGCGTATTACCTCTTCCAGTTTTAGTTTTAATGGTGCATTCAAAGGAAAAAGTGAAGGAGTAGAAGTGAATGAGTATTGAATGGAAAACACCGGTAACTGACCGGGAACCGGCAGATATTGTCAACAAATCAGCCAAAGCATATTTAAACGCGGAAGATTTGAGCCGGATTGAAAGTAATGCCGGTTATATCAGCGTATTACTTAATTTATACCTTTATCCAATCCTGATACAGTCAAAAAAATGGGATAAAGTAAAAATCCCCACCACTGCTGATATTAAACGGATTTGTGACAATGTTGACAGCTTTGCAGATGTTTTTTACCGGCCTAATGAATTTGCTGATGTAAAATATCTGGCAGAAAAGTCATTAGGGTATCAAGATGTAAATGATTTGGAAACGAATCTATTATTAATCAAAACGTTACTTGATTATATGATAGCGGGGTTTCATAAATCCAATCAAACAGGATTTAAAGCGGGCAAAAATTCATATTTGCCACGAAGGAGGGTTTAAAATGGCATACAAAAAGAGAGATATTAGGGACCGGGTTGCTTCTCAAGACGATATTTTTAAGCGGGAAGACCTGCCCGGCGGACGGTTCCGCCTGATTCCTGACCCGGGGCCGGGTAGCATCACCGCTGAAGGTACGGATATAAACCGGGTTTTAATGCAACCGTGGGAAGATGTTCACGCTGCTGTTTCCGGGAGTGACGAAGTGCAGCTAAAAATGATGCACAACGGGCGGGTTGTCCGTATCCGGCACCGGGGAAATTACTCAAACACTATCAATTATGATGAGTATGATTATGTGGTATCGGCACAGGGTTCTGGCTTCATCGCTAAGGCGGATAATACCGCCGGGACGGCCCCGCCGGTAACAGCAGTTGAATCGGCCCGGTGGAAACCGTTTAAGTGGTAAAAACGGAAGCAAGCTTCCGGGGCAAGAGCACTTTGCATTCTTATTAAACATAGAAAACTAAAGGAGATTAGTTATGGCTACATTAACACCAAATTTAAAGCTAACAAAACCAGATCAGGACGAATTTTATGATGTCCAAGTTTTTAATACTAACGCAGATATTATTGATAATGTTGGTAATATTTTTCAAAATTCAGTTGATGAAATTGATGCTAATATGATAAAATCGGCCAATGAAATTAAAGCCGCAGTTGCCGGGGTTGATAACTCCGTAAAAACCAACGCCGCCGAAATTAAAACGGCAATTAGCGGGGTTGATAATGTCGTAAAAACTAATACGGCTGATATCAGGGCGGCGATTACCGGGGTCGATAATGTCGTAAAAACTAATACAGCCGAGATTAGAACGGCAGTTACCGGGGTTGATACCAGCGTAAGAAATAATTCAACCGAGATTAGGACGGCAATTACCGGGGTCGATAATGTTGTAAAAACTAATGCAACTGAAATTAGGAATGCAATTACCGGAGTTGATAATGCCGTAAAAACTAATGCAACTGAAATTAGGACGGCAATAACCGGGGTTGATACTAGTGTAAGAACTAATGCAACTGAAATTAGAACGGCAGTTACCGGCGTTGATACTAGTGTTAAAAATATGGCAAATGAGTTGAAGATGGCAAGGATAATTGTAAGTAGTGATGACCCGGCCCGGCAGACCGCAAGTGTGACCCTTTCCCGGCCCGGGATGACATCAATTGTAAGAAACATGGCTGCGGGCAGGGTTACATTTGATGTAGCGGGACAGTTTGAATATACGGTTGGGCTGACTTCGGTTGCGGAAGTGCAGAGAGAAAAAGTTGTTGTAGGATTTGGGGATATTAAATCAATAACAGTTATAATAAAAAATACTGAACCGGTTACTATAAGAGCTAAAGATGTAACACATAATGGCAATGCAGCCTCCACTCCAACGGTCAGCACAGCAATACTTGTGACAGAAGCTCCAAATAGAGAATTTTTAGTGGCATCATCATTTTCCGGGCATACATTTTCAAGCTCGGGGATTCATAACTCGGATTCTTCTGTATCCGCGCGCAGTATCTCAAATATATCATATAACTTAACGACCTATGTTTTATCGCTTACGGCAATGGCTTTTAGCAATCAAGGTCACGGAAATGCAACTAATGTGACGAGAATTTATTTTCCCGTCTGGAATGTTTAA